GGAATGAGGTGTGGCAAGACCGCACCAGCTTGCTGTTTGCGGTCTTGCCCCTACCCTGGTAGGGGCATATGGGGCACTACGTAGATGAGGAGTAGGATGAAGATAGGGATGCCCCATCCTCTCTTGATATGCTTCTTCATTAGGACTCCAGGGCGTTGAGGAGGGCGAACAGAAGGCTAACGTTCAGGGCGATAGCGATGACCGCCGTAATCAGAATCATTCTCATACGTAGTATGATAGCGACGATTCATAAGGCAAACCTAAATGTTCTTGACTCTACTTTACGGTCAGTTCACCATCAGGTGGGGGTGCACATCCTGGATCCCGCATGCAACCTTGGACCCCATAACACCGGATTCCAGAGCGACCGGCGCTCGGAAACCATGTGAAAATCACTCTTCTGGCATGCACAAGCATAGCCTCCGCGCGCGAGTAACATAGGCGCCCCGCCTCACCTCGAGCTTGGTAAGTTCGGAATCCGAGATGACCCCTTCCCTTTACAGCCCTGACGCGCTATAATCCAAGCTACGCCAGATGCCCCAATTTAGCCCCGATCAAGAAACAGACCCCATCGAGCAGCTGCTCTATAGCTGCTTTCATGCCAGGCGCTCCCTGGATCGCATTGATCGGGCCATCTGGACTCAGTTCCCACAGCCGCGTGATCCCACCCCTCAGGAGCGGAACCAAATCCGCAACAAGCTCCGCACTCCTGAAGAAATGCGCCTCCTGGACCTGCTTTACGCCACCCCTTACGGCAAGTCCCTGGCCGATACGCAACACCACCTTCGCACCCAGCTTGCAATGATCGCCAAGCAGTACGTGGGCCTGGGTATTGAAGAGCGCCGCACACGCATGTCAGAGGCTTGGGCTGCGGTGATTCTCCCGTTGTTCGAGGCCATCGCCTCCGACCCTCAGCTGGGCCTCAATCGCAGGCAGCAAGAGGTTCTCCCCCAGATAGTGGAGCACCACCTGAGAGTGATCGAGGGCGGCTCACCCATCACGGATGAGAACATGACTGAAGCCGGGATGCTGGCCGGCGACAAGCTGACAAAGTCACAGCGACGCGAAGTGGGCCTGGGCTAGTGGCGCGCAAATCCTCCCAAGCCACGCTACCCCAATACACCGGAAACCAGCCTGCAAAGCACGAGATTCTCCGTCCATCTCGAGCTCAGGCCACCTTGCGACCTCCTGGTGGAACTTCCTCGTACATTGGGGCTATGCTCCGGAAGCGCAAGAAATCGCACCGCTTCCAGAGGAATCCAGTCAGGTGGGGTCGTCAGACCCTAAATGCCTTCTACTGGTCCAAGCAGCGGGAAATCCTCAACACGGTGATCCGCCACCCCAGGACCAGCGTGCGCTCAGCCCACGATACGGGCAAGAGCTTCACCGCAGCCAACCTGGCCTCCTTCTGGATCGACTGCCACCCGGTAGGATCAGCCTTCGTCGTCACCACAGCCCCCACGGCTCCCCAGGTCGAGACCATCCTTTGGCGGGAAATTGGCCGTTGCCACACAAAGGGCCAGCTTCCTGGCCGACTGACGGCTGGCACGATCCCCAAGTGGAAGATCGCCACCTCCCCATACCTGGGTAAAAGCAGCCCTCAAGAGATCGTGGCCTACGGGCGCAAGCCTGCCGATCTCAAGGACGAGGCCACAGCGAGCCAGGCATTTCAGGGCATCCACGCACGCTATCTGCTCGTCATTATGGACGAGGCGTGCGGCATCCCCGACTGGCTGTGGAATGCAGTCGAGACCATTGCCACCAACCGATTCGCCAGGGTGTTGGCGATCGGCAACCCTGACATTCCTCAGACCAAGTTTGAGGAAACATTCGCACCAGCATCAGGCTGGGCGAACATCAAGATCAGCGCCTTCGATACACCGGCTTACACAGGAGAAGAAGTCCCAGATTCCCTGCTCGATGACCTAGTTGCTCCCCACTGGGTCAACCGGCGTGAGATTGACTGGGGTATTGCCTCCCCGCTATACCAGTCTAAGGTGCTCGCTGAGTTTCCAGAGGTCACAGAAGAGACACTGATCCACCCGAAGTTCATCCGTCACGCTCAGCAGAATGTTGATCTCACGAGTGAAGCCCTGGGCACGCCAGGGCGCTTTGGCCTGGACGTTGCGCGGAGCATACAAGGTAACGAGACAGCTTGTTACCGCAACCGGGCCGGTCATGTGCGGTTGCAGTTCTTCATGCAGACGAACGACACAATGCGCACAGTCGGAAAATGTGTGCGAATCCTGAATGCCACCTTCGGCCAGGCGCCGATGAATGTCGATACCATTGGTGTGGGTGGCGGCGTACATGACCGGCTCAAGGAACAGGGTTTCCCCACGGTGGCATTCGTGGCGAATGAGGCTCCAAGCACGCCCACAGCACGCAGACGATTCGTGAACAAGCGTGCCGAGCAATACTGGAACCTCAGGGTCATGTTCGAGCAGGGCAAGATCGACTTGCCGCCTCAGGGTGAGGACGACAAGCTCGTGGCTCAGCTCACAAGCATCAAATACTTCATTCGATCAGACGGGCGCATCATAGTGGAGTCAAAGGAGGAAATGGCCGAGCGTGGCCTGCCCTCTCCTGACCGTGCCGACGCCTTTATGATGGCCTGTACGGATACGATGCCCAAAGCAGGTGACTTCTGGATTCCAGAACTGCCCGCCCAATCGCCTGGGGCTGTGGGCGCTGGCACGACAGACCTAGCAAGCATCACGGCTGACCTGCTTGAGAGGAGTTGGTAACGTGGCAAACGAGGCGTACTGGGATGACCTGACCGACAACGAGAAGACAAGCGTCGATGAGTTGAATGCACATCGTGCTTACTCTGACTGGCCAGGCTACGACAGCGAGCAGAGCCAGCGCGCCAAAGACACCAAGGCATGGCTTGAGGACCGACTCCAGAAGATCAAGGACGAGATCAGCTCGAGTTCCAACGACGAGAATCACGAGCAGCATCGTTACAACCGCCGTGACTACATCAAGGCAGTTGTCGATGCTGACGAGCGCACAATCCACAACCAGGGTCCCAACTACCCTGCCAGCAACTGTTGGGATAATGAGAAGGTCTACATCGAGGAGCGTGAGTCCTACCTCGGTTGGTCCTCTCAGTACGAGGCTCAGAAGCAACGCAAGCTGGACAATCTTCACTGGCTAGAGGGCAGACGCAAGTACGTCTACAATCAGGCCGAGGGCAACATCGAGACTGACGCCGGCCCAGGTTGGGACAAGAAGCATCGTAAGGAACGCTACGACAATCTCCAGATCGCCACGCACTATGGGTCGGCTTGGGAAGAGTGGGACAAGACTCACGATGATAATGGCGACCCAATCGACTCATCTTCCTGGCGAGACAAGGTCGGCAAATGGCAAGAGAATCACGTTGGGATCACGGAGTCACCGGCCAACTCGAACTGCGACAGCAGATCAGACGGAATCAGGACCAGTCAGGATGGGTGCGCGAATGGCACCTGGCTTCGGTACCAACCCTGGTGCGGCTGCTGGGCGTGGAGCGGCCTCTATGCGGCCGGACTAGTCAAGAAGGGCGACAGTTGGATGGCCTCCGTCGCCTCCATTGAGGACTACGCCAAGGCCAAAAAGGGTCCGTTCAAGGGGTGGACGACAGACGGCTCCAAGGCCAAGAAGGGCGACCTCGTAGTCTTGTTCGGACGAGGGCAACATGTCGGAACAGTCCGATCTGTGGACTCCAACTACTGCTATACGTGGGAGGGGAACACATCCTCCAGTTCTGGTGGCTCACAATCGAATGGCGGCGGCTCTTACAAGAGATCACGGAGTCGCTCAGGAGAAACATACGGGTACGCCTTGGTGGAGGGCAACTGATGGCCGATAAGCCCCAAGAGCCAGGCAGCGACGAACTTCTGAGCACGGACGCAGCGATCAAGATTCAAGATGAAATCTGGGAGTCCGAGAAAGTGGAGGACACCGACAACATCGAGTTCAACGAATGGTACAAGAGGAACCAAAACAGCTGGGACACGGAGGAAGCTGATGTCGAGCCCACCGCCCAGTCCTGAACGGCTGATTGTCTGGCTGATAGTGGCCATTTTGATCGTGGTGCTACTGGCCTTGGTTCTCAGCCTATTCGACGTCCACATCGACTGAGGAGTCACATGGAATCAGAAGAGCCGCAGACAGACGAGGAACGCGAGCAAGCCGCTCAAGATCAGATCGCAGAGAACGAGGAGTCAGGCGAGGCGCCCCAGTTCCCTGGCGACACCGGAGTTGCTCCTGACCAGGACGACACTGGTGAAGAGGAAGAGCCTGAAGTCGATCCGGAGCCTGAAGCGTAGCAAAACGCACCACTGCCCCCATGGCTGAAATTATTGAGACCATCGAGGATGCTCCCACCACTGAGCGTGGTCGGGGCGTTTCGACAAACCTGGACTTCACGGGTCTCAATGCCTGGGGGCAGTGGATCGACGATGCCGAGCTAACGCCAGAACTTGCGTGGCCTCGGAGCGTCGAGTCATACGACAACATGCGCAACGATGCGCAATGTCAGGGGCTGTACCTGGGGGCAACAGCCGCTATTGTGCGCTACGGATGGTACATAAATCCCAACGAGTGCGAACAAGCTTATGTGGACCTACTTGCTGCTGACCTGAACCTGCCCGTCGGTGAGGACGCGGCAAGGGAGCAATTCAAGCAAGGCCAGAAGCGGGCAAAGCTGCGCACACAGAAGCGATTCAGTTGGTACAACCATCTGCAATTCGCTCTGAAAGCGATGGCTTATGGACACTTCTATTTCGAGCAGGTCGGGGAGATCACCAACGAAGGTCCAGGCGGTAAGCAGGTGTGGCGGCTGCGGAAGCTGGGTCCCCGTCACCCTCGTACGATCACCGAGATCAACGTGGCGGACGACGGTGGGTTGGTGTTCATCGTGCAAGGATTTGGTGATCCGGCCCCGGCCATCCCGATTGACCGGCTAGTCTGCTACGTCTGGGATACTGAGCCTGGCAACTGGGTGGGCCGCTCAATCTTCCGTCCCATGTTCCGCAACTGGCTCTGCAAGGACAGACTTCTCAGGGTGGACGCAATCAAGCACGAGCGCAACGGTGTTGGGATGCCGATCATTGAGGCTCCCGAGGGTGCCACTAAGCCTCAGATTCAAATGCTTGACAAGATGGCGCAAGAGTTCAAAGCAGGAGAGCGTGGCGGAGGGGCAGTGCCGTTTGGGACCAAGCTTCGGCTTGTCGGCACTGAAGGCTCACTGCCCGACACAGTCGCGAGCATCCGGTTCCATAATGAGGAAATGGCCCGGTCAATGCTCATGATGTTCATGCAGTTGGGCCAGACTGAGTCGGGCAGCCGAGCCCTTGGCCAAACCTTCCTGGACTGGTTCTCTCTCCAACAGGAGATGATTGCTGACTGGATCGCTGATACCGCCACTGAGCACATCGTGGAGGATTGGTGGTCCTGGAACGTCGATCCAGAGGCCATCCAGACACCGCAGCTGGCCTACATCAAGGGGCCTGAAGGTGACCCGCAAGCTGAAGACTTTGCCAATGCGGACCTGCCGAACGAGGTTCAGCTGAAGTCCAAGCCCAAGCCGAAGCCCAAGGCCAAGCCGGCAGCTAAGCCGGCACCACAACCCGCGCAGGCCATGAGCACTCACCCAGCTCATGGGGACCCAGCCTATCACTCGGGGCATGGACCTAGCCTGCCAGGGACGGGAGAACCAAGCCCTCCCGGTGGCGGAGCGATGACCAACGGCAACGAGCGACTCTCGGCAGACGCTCTGGATGTTGTCGCTCCGCCAGTACTTCCGCTGCCTGTTCGGCAGCTGCGTCGTCAACCATACGAGCACGAGCTACAAGCTCAGGTTGACTTCAATCGAATCGAAGCAGCCTTCCTGGCAGGACAACGAGGCTTGACTGACGCTTGGTTGTCGGGCATTCGTCCTCGCCAGGTGACGGCTGTGGGCGATGCAATCAGATCAACAAGTCCCAGCAACACTGCTGAGCTTGGCAAGGTTGCCGTTCCGGTGCTTGGCGAAGATGTACTCTTTGGCTCGATGGTACTCGCTGCGCAAGACGCTATAAGTGCCGCACAGTCAGAAATCATTGCGCAGGGTTTGGAGGCGCCAGAGGTAGATGTGGACGAGGCGTCCCTGCGAAGCCGTGCCCGCGGGATGGCGTCCATGCTCGCCTCAAGCCTCTCCGATTCTGCTCGTCGGAATGCGCTAAGGATGAGTTCATCCGCCATTTCCGCGGGCACCCTTGCGGATGAGGTAACGGCCTCTCTCAATTCCTTGAGCGAGTCGTGGCTCCTCAATCAACTTGGTGCGGCAATCTCCGCAGCCGTCAACTCTGCTCGTCTTGCGGTATTCACGAGTGGCGGTGGCGAGAACTTGTTCGCAAGTGAAATCCTCGACATCGCCACGTGTGGACCTTGCATCGCCATAGATGGGAAGCCGCTCACAAGAGCAGAAGCGGCAATGTTGTACGCGAGCGGGTCGTACATCTACTGCGAAGGGCAGGAGCGTTGCAGGGGTACAATCGTCGCAACCTTTGGATAGGAGGGTAATGGAAGCTAGCGTTGAACAGCAACTCGTAATCGGCTCACCGCCGGTTGCGAGCGAGTTCCAACCCAATGGGCTCTGGGTCGTGATGGAGTGCCCGGCTCCTGCCGCAGCGCCCAAAGTGTGGCAGGTGCATGCTTACGCCTACGTGCCATGCCGGATCGACTGGGGCGACAACACCGGCATCGTTGCCATCCCCAACGAGTACGCGGTCAGCGGTCAGGCTCCTGGTCTCTGGACGGGCAGTCACACTTATGGGTCCATTGGACCCTTCGAGTGCCGTATCATGACAGCCAATGGCGTCTACATGACGACCAAGTTGGCCGTGGGTCCGTACCCGTACCACGACTCCGAAGCATACAGGCTCACGCAGCAGGAGCGCTGGGCTCTGGAAGCCAAGAAGGCTCAGGATATGGCGAAGGCCAGGCCTTGGGTTGGTGATGATCCGGGCAACACCGCAGCGCCTGGTGGTACCGTCTCAAATCCTGAGACGAAGCAGAGCGGCGCCTGAACCAAGATCCATGGATCATCCTCGTCTGCATAGTCTGTCTGTTCCTGGTGGCTCTTATCTGGGCCGTATCCAAGCTGCCGGGACTGACATAGTTGACCTCGTCGATGTCAAAGACGTGGAGATTGTGCAGACGGGGATTGAGTACAACCTTGCGAGTGGACCTAAGACGTTCACCACCGATGACCTGAAAGACGCAGTAGAGAGTCAGAACGATGCTGCCATCAAGGCCCCACGTCTCAAGCTCGGACATACAGCGAGCATCGGCTTGCTGGCCGACGGTCAGCCTGCCATTGGTACCGTCGGCAACATGCGGCTTGAGAAGGACGGTCACCTCATTCTTGGGGACTACCTCGGTGTCCCTGAGTGGCTTGCCAAAGTGCTCCCCAGTGCCTACCCTGCACGTAGCATTGAGGGCATCACTGGCGTCAGCACCAACACCGGACACAGATGGTCATTGGTGATCACCGATCTTGCCCTGCTAGGAGTTGTCTGGCCGGGCGTGTCAACCCTGGATGATATCCAGGCGTTGTATTCAGTGGACGGGCCTGACAACGTCCAAGTGCTGACGACCAAAGAGGAGGTTGAGGGAATAGCAATCAGGGCGCAGGTCAACAACGATGACATCCTCCGTCAGTACAGGGAACAAAAGACACCCGACCAGATGTGGTGGTGGGTGCACGCCATGATGCGTGATCCCGATGAGCTGATCGTCGAGGACGAAGACAACGGGCAGTTGTATCGCATTCCGTACTCGATCAAGGGCGAGAACATCGAGTTCTCAGAGCCCATCCCTGTCAAGATCGTGTTCAAGGACAAGCCGAAACCCAAGACCAAACAAGAGGCCAGGGCGGCTCTGTCTGAAGTTCTGGTGACGGCCAACAGGAAGGAGTTCAATCGCATGACGATCGAGTCACAGGTCGATCCTGTGGCGCTGAGGAACGCACTCGGGCTGGAGGAAGCTGCCACGGACGATGAAGTCCAGACGGCGCTTGCCTCTGCGGGGTTTGTCGCCCCGCCTGGGCGTGAAGTTCCGGCCAGCGGTCGGGCTGCAGGAAGCGAGCAGCCGGGCACCACTGAGTCGGGTACACCGTCGGCAACGGCGGTGCCTGGATCGGCCACGACACAGACTGACGTGGCCTCGCCGGATCATCCGGCGCAAGACCCCAGGACTTCACAGCCCGCTGCTCCTGCTCCTGTTCCCGCTCCGCCTGTGGCGGCTGGTTCTGCGTCTGATCTGGTCCAGATGGACCGGGCGACGTACACTCGCCTCCTGGCCGGTGCCGAGACAGCGGAGCGTCTGGACAAGACGTCCAGGGAGTCAGAGCGTGACCGCCTCATCGCCGCAGCAGTGAGCGATACCAAGATCGAACCCAGCCGTGCCGATCACTGGAAGCGCAAGTTCGATGAGGACCCAGAGGGTACTCGTCATCTTCTGACCGCTTCCTTCGAGCAAGGCGGGTTGGCTCCGGGTGTCGTCCCCGTGACGGCAATCGGCGGCGAGCAATCCACGGAAGACACGTCTGCCGAGGCATACCCGGCTGAGTGGCTTCCCGAAGTGAACGCTCAGCGCGAACGGCAGGGAGGGGTGCAGTCAGATGGCTGACAACGTCGCCACCCCCTACTATGAGCCTGGTGGCAGAGTCACCGGGCGCGCAACGGGCGCCAAGGTGCTCGGCAAGAGGTTCGTGGCCATCGCCCAGAAGAAGGACTTGGGCGCTCGTGAGCTCGATCCTGCCGCCTCTGGTGGCAATGTTCGCATTACTCAGGCGGTCGCTGATGACCCCAAGACCTGGGGCGTCGCTGAGTACGATGCGGAGGATGGCAAGACCACCACGGTGCTCCGTGGAGGCTTTGTCGTCCCGATCACCGCCGGCATCGTCCTGGCCGCCGGTGACTTCGTCAAGCCGGGCGCTGGTGGCAAGGCTGTCAAGGCAGCCGACCGTGCCACTGGATACGGCATGTCGCTGTCCGACTCTGTCGTTGACGGTGACGCTATCGTCAGCCTCTGGCACTGAGAGGGGGTGCATATGAACACGCTAGAAGCAACGAAGACACTGGAGGCGATGACCTTCCAGGCAGTCCACAAGGAGGTCATCCTGGCCAGGTATCCGGATGTCCTCTCATATGAGGGGTTCGTCACGGCGATGCCACCGGTGAGATATCCGCTGGTTCCGTCGCATCCGTTCGCACCTCCCAAGATCACTGGTACGACCATCACGGTCGACCAGATGCTCAAGCAGCCGACCCGCATCACTCGCATGGTTATGGACATCACGCGAGAGCGGTTCATCGCTGATCGCATCTTCGCCAATGGCGGAGGCGTGACAGGCGGGGCTGTGGTGTATGACGTCGCTCAAGCCAATGAGCTGTACACCGGTCGTGACATCGAGATGATCGCCCCTGGCGCTGAGTTCCCGATGACGACCACTGAGCAGCTGGCACCTGCCATGGCGGAAGTCGAGAAGTGGGGCGCCAAGACGTTCATTCTCGACGAGGCCAGAGATCGCAACGACACCGCTGGGTTCACCAAGCTGATCCGTCAGCTGGCGAACACCATCGTCCGCAAGATGAACCAGCGAGCCATCGCTGAGCTCGACAAGGCACTGGCCGGTGGCTCGCGCAATGTGGTGGGCAACAACTGGGCCGCATATGACCCGGAAGTGGATCCGCCGCAGCAGTCACCTGCGTACGATTTCGGCAAGGCCGAGATGCAATCGCAGAACGAGGAGATGGGGGTTGACTTCAACCTCTGGCTCATCAACCCGCAGGAGGCACTCCAGCTCACGGCCATCTACGGCCCTGCTCTGGCTGCCGCAGGAATGCCGGAGTTCTACTCCAGCCCACGTGTCGCCGCCGGCACGGCATACGTTCTACAGCAAGGCGCAGTCGGACAGATGCGCGTGGAGAAGCCTCTCTACACCGTCACGTGGCGTGAGGAGAAGGTGGAGCGCACGTGGACCCAGACGGGTGTCCGCCCGCTCTGGTTCGTGGACAATCTGTTCGCCGTTCTGAAGTTCACAGGTCTGGCGGGATGACGCTCGTCAAGATCCGCATCGCGCAGTTCCAGTACCACGAGGAAACAGGAGAGACCAAGACACACAAGCGCACTGGCGAGGAGATGCCGGTTCTCGCAACCAGGTTCGCGCGCAACGGACAGACGGTCGATATCACTCGTGATGAAGATCTGGAGCGCGGTGATAGGCTGGGAGCCTTTGAAGATGAAGTCTCCGATGCCGAGCAGGTCGATGAGCAGGTCTCAGAAGATGAGCCTGAGCCAGAGGAGGTTGTCGAGGAAGTTTCTTGGCGCCACGATGACCTCGTGACATGGATCAGGGATGATAAGCCCACCGCCAGCGAGGTTGTGAGCGCTGCGGAGGGCAATCCTGAATACGCCAAGAAGCTGATGGCAGCTGAGGAAGAAGCAAGCGGGAGTCAGCCTCGCAAGTCGGTCATGGATCCCCTCAAGAAGATCGCTGGGTAATGTCTACAGTGAGCTGGCCAGCTTTCCCTGACGACTATCCGACTGTGGAGGACGTTGGAGCAATCCTTCGTGCTCGCACACAGGATGATCACGATGATGAGCTGGGCCTGTTCACTGATGACACCAGGCCGACGGAAGATGAAGTAAACAAGCTCATCCAGCAGGCCGGTCTGCCGGTTTACACGGCGACTGGTCGGCTGGATGATCTTACTTGCACCATGAAGGATCAGGTGCAGGGCTCAGCCAAGTATTGGATCAGTCTGCTGACGGCCATGCTTATTGAGCTGAGCTACTTCCCAGAGCAGGTCCGATCTGATAGAAGTGCCTACGTCTACTACAAGGAGATGTGGGACGATGAGACAACTGGGTTCACAACTCTCATCGATGCTGTGAAAGAGTGCAGGGCGGGTGAGCTCGAGCCTGACGTTCCGGGTGAGGGAACAGATACACCGCCAGATCCATCCTGGGCCTTCCCTGAGGATATTGGTGGGATGGTTGGGTGGCAAACGAGGTTCTGATGCTCAGTGGAAATTGCTTCACTCGTATCCCTGATCATCGGCGTCCTTGGCTTGGCAGGACTGATCTTCACCGCGATGAGGTACAATCGCGACGACACGACGGCCATTGTGAATCAGCAGAATGTCATCGTCGGTGACATGAAGATTCTCAATGAGGAACTACGGACCACAGCCACATCCCTCCGTGAAGAGCGTGATCGGCTAAGGGCAGAAGTTGACCGACTTAGAGCAGAAAACGACGACCTCCAACGCAGATGAGCTTCTTGAGCAAATCAGTAACAACACAGCGCTCGCTCTGCGCTACTCTCGACTGCGATTCCTGGGCACATGGATTGTCATTGCCCTGCTCGCAATCCTCACGGCCATAGCTTTGTCTCTCGCCATCCACTCAGCCGGTACCAACTTGCAACAAACGGATGACATCGCACGGGTGGCAGATGACAATGCTCAGGCAGCCAAAGAGTCTACTGATGACGTCGTCAAGTACCTCAAGGGAGAACAGGGCATCCCCGGTGTTCCCGGCGCGAACGGAGTTGACGGGACACCGGGGCAGCCCAGCAGCGAACCTGGTCCTGCCGGTAAGGATGGACCAAAAGGCGACACAGGAGCTATGGGACCAATCGGTCCAACTGGCCCGC